TTAAAAGTATACTTAAATTTTTCCCATTTATTTAAAGCAGAATTTTTAAATCTATTCATTGAGCCAAAAGATTGAACGGATGTATTACCTTTTGATGATATTGAATTATAAGATCCTTGTTGATCTAAATAATTCCTCTCAGTAAAAAACGCTCCAAAAGCTGGAAGTGGTGTATATTCTTGTTCTATTTCTGTAAACTCTAATTCTAAATCTGCATAAACAATAAGCTTCTCACCTGATAAATTACTAATACCATCGTTCCCATTTACACCATTCTGAAATTGCATATAAGTACCAAACTTATAAGTATATTCACCAATTACAGATGCATCAGCATTGTTATAATAAACTCCTAAATCCATACCAGTTTCAGTTAATACTTCGTTAATGGTGGAATTTCTAAATTCTTCATTTGAATTTCTAATTTGAAATTCATGACCTGAATCTCCATTTGGATGAGTACCAAATCCTAATTGGTCATTCCAAATTTCCAATGGTTCTTCACTGCCGCCTAAATCAGCTAAACCTTCATCAAAATAATTCATTAGGGGATTATTTTGAAAACTAAGTAAAACATAATCAGATGGATTACCATTATTAGAATTATAACTATAGTCTGTATTATTATATAAAAATTCTGAATCCAAACTTGAATAATTGAAAAAAGTACTTGGATAATATGTAGGTGATATAAAGTTTTCATCAAATCTTCTTAAATAACTTCCATCATTGTTATGCATAGCCCCTGCAGATGTTTGTCCTCCTATTGAAATTTTTTCTATAAATTCATGATTGTGGTAACCATCTAAATTATGGTGCACGCCATCTAAATCACCTGTAGCATAAAGTTTTTTTAGTTTTATATTAGTTAAAGCATAATTACCATAATCTATACCCAAATAATCTACAGCTGACTTAATGTCTGTAAAACCAAGCATACCATATCTTCCTCCAAATGCTAAGCCTGGGTTTGGTTGTTGACCAGCAGGTTCTGTATCAGTTCCCTCAGGAGTACCACCTAAATTTGATAAAAGTATTTGATCTACATTAACAGTTACAACATCAACACCTTCACCTTCATCTCCAATAGGGTTAAGGTCAAATTCAGTTTTATAAGGTCTGTTTAAATCTAATTGTCTTTGAATACCACTTTCAACATAAGTATTTTCAAGGTTATCATCTTTGGCCTCAATTGTTTTCATCCAAAAACTAATTTCCAATGAACTATATGGATTCAATGTTTCTTCACCTGATGTCACAGTATATTGATTATAAATTCTTTGAGCTTGATTTAATGTTCTGTATTCATTACCATCCACTACTCCTAATAATCCATTTGTTACATCATTTAAAGTTTCACTATCATAATTATGTCCTACAGTGGAAAAATTTAAACATTTACCATATGAATAACATTCATCACTTTTAATCCATTGGGCCCAATCGAATGGAATTTTTATTGGTTTTGTTGCATCTTCACCATAAATTGTATCATGTTGTACATTCCAGTCAAGGTTTTGAGTAACTTCAAATGGAAATATATATGGGGCCCACCCAGCATAACCATATGAATCATTTGGATCTGGTGAGAAGTCAAAACCTGCTTGTACATATTGTTCAATTCTACTCTCACTTGGATCATTTCCGTCTGTTAGATTTATACCCACACCATCAAGTCCCAAATAAGTCCAATCACCAGCTGGTTTGTATGAATCAGTTGATAATGAGTCTATTTCATACTCATTTTTCTTAACTAACCTTCCTGAACCATTGTTTATAAAATTTTCTTTTACAAGTTGTTGAAATAATAATTTTGGTATATTGTCTGTAAAATTATCATTAGATACATTAATATCAACTGGATTAAATAAACCAAGAGCTTGTCTTTTATCATTATCTGAATCAAAATAAAAACTTGAATTTTCTTTCATATTGTACAAACATGCATCTATTCCACTTTCAAAAAACCAATCCTCACCCTCAATAACTTCATCCAAACCTGAATTTCCCACCAATATTGTGGAATTATCAGCACACACAGCTCTTACTTCAAATATATTTGTTAAGTCAAAAGTGTTAATAATTGAATCACAAGTAAATTCATCTTCAGTTACATTAGTATCGTCATCACCATCATCATCATCTGTAAGACTTACTGATACATTGGATATAGAACCTGCGAAACAGGGTTCGAATATACCCGTTTCATCATTCTCACCAGCATAAAACATTAATCCAATTTTACTATTATAAAATTGATTATCTTCAATTAATTTTAAATTACCAACTTGAATTGTTCTTTCTACTGTAAATGTCTCAAACTGACTAATATTATCAGGCAGATAAACAATATTGGTAGAATCTTCACGGTCTCCTCCTAACTTAAAATATATTCGATCTTCACCCTCTGGTGCACCATAATAATCTTGAGGTATCGAACTTGCAAGATATTTTATATCAAATTTAACTTTGTATGTTTTATTTTTTTGTAATTTATTTTCTAAATCTTGAAACAAATACCCATCCGAAACATTCAGAGAATTACCTGTACTAAAATCAGTAGAAATATTAGAAGAGAATTGATGTTGTGAAGCTTCGAAAACAGCTCCATTTTCAAAAAAACGGAGTATTGAATTATTTTGAGTTCCATTTACCCAAAATGGTGCTGTTTGTACTTGATAACCTTGATTTGTTTCAAATGTACCATTTTGAATTAAATTAGTGTAGTTTTCATCAATTGGTCGAAAGACACCATCTAAGTGTGGTGCTATAAAATTATATTCAACACCATTTTGATTCTTAGTTCCCTCTGGAGGTCTCATTGCTTCTAATCTAAGACAGACATTGTCTTGTATAACATCATCCCTTAAATCAATTCCACTATATGGATCAAATTTATTATTGAGAGTTTGTTCAATATTAACATTTGGAACTCCAAAATCTCCTTGTTTTTCTACAGAAAAATCAGCCATTTTAGTTATACCTTATAACCACGAGCTCGTAATAAGTCACTTCGTGATATGATTTCTATTTTACATCTATTACCAAAGTCAGAAAGTGTTACATTTTCACCATTGTCTGGATTTATATGATTCATCCAAAAAAGATGATTTTCTTGAAATTGAGTGTAGTCAAAACTTTCGTTTTCTTTTATATCAGAATTATAAGTTGCACAAATGAAATACCATTCATTAAAATCTTGAGGAACTTTAATATTAGTAAATATTGATAATTCATTATTATTAGGTAATGAAAATTGTTTTGGTATACCATTCATAGTAGTATGTGAATTATATAATGTTCCATCATCATTAACTACGAGTCTAACAAATCTTTCAGAATCACCATCTGTAAACAAATCAGTTGAACCAATTAAATTGTTATATTCTAGACCATATTCTGTTTTAAGATTTTCATTTTCATCAGGACCAACTACAAAAGTTTCTAATTTGAATCCAAATGGATTTTCTGCTCTTGTTGGATTTCCAAAATTAAATAAAGTTCCCTCTGATGTTTTGTCTAAAAATCTTACCCACATTGTAATGGTAAAACCTGTATCTAAATAATCTTTTGTTTCTGGATTTAACCCATTGATAAAATCTTGATTTGTATTTCTAATTATAATACCTTGATTTAAATTTCTAAACCTTACATATCCTTCTGATTGATTTCTATATTCCAATCTATTATCTTCTGGTTCTGTAAGTTCTTCATCAATATCTACAAGATAATTACTTAAAGTATCTCTTAACTCCTCAATGGATTTTAAAGAATTTTCTGTAGATTCATTTTTTGCTAATCTTGTAATAAAACCATCTTCCTCATCACCAGCTCCTACTTCATTGTTTTGAGCAGCAGATGTGGTATTGTCTAAATAATATTGTTGAGAACCTACCCATTCACCATTTT